CGAGTGATGAGTCTGAAACAGCCTGAACGAAAGTTGCTGCCTGATCTCCGTTTCCTAAGGAATCAGTGGTTAGCTTTCCGGTTGAGGCTAGACCATAAGGTTGCGGTCATTAAGCCTGAAGCAACGCCTCTTGGGTTTACGATACCTATACCAACGATTTCGCTTACAACCCAGCCCATCTTAAGCTGCTTTGGTTCATCTGCTGGCATAACTTCGATATCCTGCCTTACTGGCATAACACCAACAAGCTCTGGCTCTGCTGTAGCGAAAGCTTTACCAGCAGGAACAACCTTGCTTACTATGATATCTGCACCGAATATCTGTCCGTAAAGACCGGTCTGAAGTATCTCTCTCTGGGTAACAGGGTCAACCTGTGAGCTTCCGGCGGCACCTGCGGACTCCCAGTTTAAGATATCGGTAAACTGATTGATATTTAAGAAGTATTTTGATGTTACTAAGTCCCATCTGTCAATCTGCTTCTTAAGTTTAAGCATACCGTCTTTTGAGAGCTGTCCAGCTCTTCCTGTTAGGTCGAGACCCTGAGCTGTGTTTTCACCGCCCTTTGAGGTATCGCTAGCAAAGTCAAGAGCAGCAAATACGTTTGCATCCTCCTGAGCCTGGATTTCCATCCTTGCTTTCTGCTGAGCTCTATCAACAACGTTAAATCTTCTTCTTTTAACTTCGGCGTATCTAACGGTTGGGTTTGAAACAATTTCAAACTCAGGTACTGATACTCTATCGCCAAAAACACGACTTTCTGGAGCAGCACCGTTTGAGGATATAACTACAGCAGCAACATCAATATCTCTGTCATATACGGCAAGTGATCCCTGAGGAAGAGGATCGACTACAAGGGCTTTTCTTCCGACGCCCTGGTAATCCAAGTTTCTTCTAATTGGGGTTGCCATAGCCTGACCCAGAGCAATCTTGCCTTCTTCGGTCAGAAGAGCTTGCTTGATCATTTCGTCTCTCTGGTCGTCTGAGAATGAAGGCATTCCGGCGGCCACTGAGCTTGATGGCTGAAGCTCTTCTACTAGAGCGGCGTATTTTACGATTTGCTGTAGCGCGTCTTTAAGGCTTCCTGCGCTTAGTTCACCATGGGTATTGAATAAATTTGACATTTTAAAAACTCTCCTTGATTAAATTTTTATTTAAAATTGGTTTGATTATACGCCAAGCAGGTAAACAGCGTAGTACTCAGGGGCAGTTAGTGAAGTACCGGTTGCGGCAGCAGCGGTTGTGCTAACGAGTGATGAGTCTGAAACAGCCTGAACGAAAGTTGCTGCCTGATCTCCGTTTCCTAAGGAATCAGTGGTTAGCTTTCCGGTTGAGGCTAGACCATAAATAGGGTTATTAACCGCTGCTGGTAGGGTGTCAAACGCATCTGCGGTTACGCCATAAAGACCTGGCATAGTCCATAGAGTTGCTTTTCCTGAGCCGTAGTGTGTTGCTGGTCCAACTACTACTGCGCCTGAGCCGGTTGAGGTAACGTAAGCGCCACCTGAAAAGCCGGTTGATTGACCGGCGGTTCCACCGATAATCATTCCGTAGCTTGTGCCGTATCCGGCCGAGCCTTCATCGATAAGGCCAAATAGCTGACCGCCAGTTGCTTTATCTGCATTTACGTGACAAAATAGTGATGATGATGGAACGTCTGCTGCATAGTAATCGCCAGAAGTTCCGCCGACTAATACACCTACTTCTCCACCAACTACTGCTGCTGTATCGAGTAAGTCAAACTGTCCCATTGGTAGGTAACCAGGATTGAGTGGTTTTAATGCCATGATAAAATCTCCTAAATTTTTTCTAATTTGTTTATAGTGTTACTTATCAATTCAAATGCTTCTTTTTTTCCAGAATCATTAGCAACTTTTTTGAGGCTATAAAGATGCTGAATATAAGCATTTTTTGATGTAAAATTACCAGTTGGTGTTACGAGTAGTTTTTGCTCTGTTTTATATTGCTGTTCTAAGGAATTCTCTATTAAAGAGCCATCACCCATTGATTCGCCAACATATACAGATTTTGGATGAGCAGATTGAATTGCATCAACTCCACCTTTCTCATCTATATTATAAAGATCTTTCAAATCTTTCTTTTTATCTTCAGGTTTTTCATTATACATACTGTTTAAGCCAGTATAATAAGCCTTAGTCAAAGAATCTTCGAGTCCCTTTACGGCATACTCGTAAGTATCAATCTTATTTTTC